TACAGGGGCTTAAAATATTTAGTGGTCAAACCCAAGTCACAGGAAATCTTGTTAGTCAAAATATTACAGGAACTTGTGAAACTTTCCAAGTTACAGGAACATGTTCTACAAATGGTACAGGAATTACAATCAATTCTATATCTAAAAATTATATCAAAGTTCCACACACAATATATTTACCCTCATTGAACGCTAACATACAACTTGTTTCACAAGTAAGTGGAACAACAGGGGGAACAGGTTATTATACAACACCATTAAACTTTAACGCGGCATTTACCGGATTAGACTTCGTCTTGGGGACATTTGCTGATATAACAAACACATCACCTTACCCATTACAAATCGGACAAATTTTAAGTGGTAGTTCATCTATATCTGCAACCACCATACAAAGTGTTTTTAGTGCGTCAACAGGAACAACCTCAATTTATGAAGTTAGTAAAATTTCCGCAGAGACATTCAATTATACGGTATTGAATCCACCACTACAAATTACATCAATAGATTTAAATGTTATTTCAGGTGGAACAATACTTAATGGGCCATATTTGAATGGTAATGTTATTATATCGTCACAAATCTCAGGAACAACGGGAGGTGTAGGACTTTATTCGACATCAACAATACAACCACCCACAACATCATCATTTGTTGTTCAAGGGGCATTTATTCAAGGAATTGGATCACCACAAATACAAAATCTCATTAATAATGAAAAATTGGTTTTATTAAACACAACTAACTCAACCATTTTTGAATTACCAGGTTTTGATCCAAATAGTATCACTAGATCTATGAGAGTTAGTCCTTGGTCAGTAATTGTTAGTTCATCAACTCAACCTGATTTTTATTATGTTTTACCATCTTTTGGTTCTAATGTTAATCAGGCCAAAGAGGAAGCTTTTAAAAACGGAACTATGAAAGTTGAACTTTCTAATAATCCTGCGATGTTTAATGGTACGGTTAGGTTATTTTGGAATGTTCCTCAATATGGTTGGTTTGATAATTCAAAACTAAAAAAAAATAATCCAGAAACATATCTTAAAAAGATATTAAACGAACAAAAAGATCAACAAAACTTTTTAATAACAGGTGATGACACTGAATACACAAGTATAGAAGAACTATTTACAACTTTTGACATTTCTGTTTTAGATAATTTTGAATCAGAATTTTTAAATTTTAGTCGGTCATTATATGATTATGTGGATACATTACCAAACCCAATTTCCCAACAAGAAAAAACAAAAACTTCTCAAGGTGAAATTACTTCAGATTCAAATACTGAAAAAGGATATAAAAACTTTCATTACTTGATGAGACAATTACTTGTCATAAATAAACCATCAGGAGATTCACCCGAAACAAGACTTGAAAATATAATTTCAAACCAAAACGACACTTTCCAACAAATTTTAGGTGGATTTATAAATTATGACGTTTGTTTTAAGTTTGGAAATCCTTCAAATTTTGATAGAAGATTATTTTATACTTTTTCTACAAGATATATTGAAGACCCAATAATATACGGTCCTTATGAACAAGGAAATTTACCACCTCAAGTAAGTTTATCACAATCTAAACAACAAAATCCTAAAACATGGGAGGCTTTAGAATATTATGTTGGCAATTCATCGATACCAAAATTGAAATATTCAAATAATGGATCATATATAACAGATTTTTTCATTGACCTGAATGTTTTATTTAATGAAAAAAATGTTCAAGACTTTGCTCCAATAATTAAAATATATGCAACTCAAAAACTGGCAAATAATAATTTGAATCTAAATAGTTTTTATAAACTTATGGATGCCTATATTGATGACTCAAACAAATATGTAGGAAACGTTTTAAACACGATGTTACCTGCGGTTAGAAAACAATTACCAAACATTTTTATAAGTGAAGACGGATCTGCAAATAGAGCAGATTTAGAAGCTGGTTTTACAGAACAAACAAGAACAGAACTATGGGAAACATTTAAGGCATTAAACGATACATGGATTGCAGGATTCGATTTTCAAAATAAAACCTTATTTGAAGATGTTATGTTGGTGGATAGGGCTAGTAGAAATGTGGGTGATAAAGTATTAGTTGATATTTACGGAATTATTAATTTATTGGAAGATGGATCAACAGAAAAAAATAAAGGAAGTAGTTCATATAAAAATACTTTATTAGATATGGTTACGACCATTTTAGTTGAAAACAATTTTCAGCACTTTATGTTACCGGCATATGTTAATTTCTATAATGTACAAGACGCACAAAAAAACCCAACACCAAGACCTGATGGGACAATGTAATTTGGTAATATGTTATTTGGTACTTTTTTAAATGTTGATTATAGACAAAGTTCTCCAAAATTTTTGTGTTACTATGTTAGTAAGCCAAGTGAACATTTAAATATGAATAACAATATTGATTATAGATTTAGAGACGATGCTTTTGATTTAAGAAGGGCAAGTGATAATCCTTTAATTGAAAATCAAGCAACCAAAATAGATTGGGACAAATCAAATAAAGTTGTTGGTTTTAATGTTGATCCAACAAAAGAAAATCAACAAATATTTAAATCTTTTAGCGTTTCACAAGATCCGGGAAAACCAACAAGTGAATCTTTACAGATTTTGGATCAAATGGCCAATGTTGAAAAAAACAGACGATCATCTACACAAAGTGTTTCATTATTTAATTTATATAAGAATAGAAGTTATAGTTGTTCTGTTGATATGATGGGATGTGCTTTGATACAACCAATGATGTATTTTAATATTAGAAATATACCTATGTTTTCTGGACCATATATGATTACAAAAGTAAGTCACGATGTTTCTGAAAATGGATTTAATACGGTTTTTGAAGGAATAAGACAACCCTTTTATAGTTTACCAACAGTAGATAATTTTTTACAAACCTTAAATGTTAAAATTCTTTCACAATTACAAAGTAAAATACAAGAAAATGAATCAAAACAAAAACAAGATTCTGCAAATGTATTGTTTCAAGCACAAAATACAATTGCGAATTTACAATCTCAAGACACTTTAACTAAAAATCAAGATTGTGCAAATCAATTAAATAGTAGGTATAATAATTTTACAGGAGTAGATACTCCACAACCAACATCTATTTCAGTAAAAACATTTTTAAATGAATTAAGAAACATTTTAATTGAATTAAAATATGATATGACAGGAGATACTACATATCAAACAGCGGCGTCAGTTTTTACATTTGTGTTTGTTGACTCAGGAAATAATAATGGAACAGAACTAAGTGCTTATGAAAATAATTACAGCACAATAAATTTACAAGAAGTTTATGGTGACACTTTCTTTGAATTTATAAATAGAAAGTATTTTTGTGTTTCAAGAGGAACGGATAAAAATTTACCAATTGTTGCTTTTAGATCTTTAAAAGATTTTATAAAGTTTGTTTTACTTAAAGTTGGAAATATCCCAACGTTCTTGAATCAAGACGAAAGTAAGTTTTCACAATATGGTGATAACTCTCCACCATATAATTTGGCTAAACAATATGTGTTACATTATCCGATCAATCAAAACGCCGATGTTTATACTAAAATTGAGGCGGACAACAATCAAATTGAATCATTAAGGTCAGAATTTTTAAAAGCTTATCAAATTTTTAAATCATTGTGGTCCTAAATAAAATAATACAGATATTTATAATAAAAATTATATATGAATACAAAACTTATATTAGATAACTACTTGGGTAAAAACACAAGAGTTTCAGAGAAGGATAAAGGTAATGGTTACAAAGAAGTTTGTGATTTAGATACTGGAGACTGCTACACAGTAAGAATGAAAGATGGTTTAATTGAAAGAGTTGACAACACTAAAAATTCTTTTAAAAAAATCCAAGTTGAGACCAAGAATGGTATAAAAACATTATTAAACGGATAGTATGAAATTAGATGAAAAAATATTAGAAGAAATCGCAAGATATAGATCAATCAACAACTATATTACAGAGCAAGAAGTTCCACCACCACCTGGAGACGTTCCACCACCACCTGTTGATCCGGCAGCGGCCCCATCACCTGATGCAGGAGCATCCCCAGCACCTGACGCAGGAGCAGCCCCAACACCACCAGCAGCTCCTGAAGGAGAACCAATTGATGTTGGTGCAGATCCTGACGTTGAAGAGGTTGGAGCAGAAGGAGAAGAAGGTGAAGGAGAAACTGAAGAGTTGGACATCACTGATTTGGTTGATTCTCAAAAAACAATGGCAGACAAACAAGAAGAATATTTTGAAAATCTTTTTGGTCAAATAAAGAAAATGGAAGAAAAATTGTCAGAAATGGATAGTTTAGTTCAAAAAATAGATTCGTTAGATTCTAAAGTTGAAAAATATAGACCAAAAACGGCACAAGAAAAACTACAATTAAGAAGTTTAGATTCAGGACCATTCAAACAAAATTTGGCAGACTTCTTTAAAGACAAAGAAGATGAAATGGAAAAAACAGGAAAAAACGAATACGTTTTAACCCAAGACGAAGTTGAAAATTTTAGTCCATCAGAAATTGAAAAATCATTTAATGAACCAATGGAAGATGAAGACGACATATTATTGAATAGATATAATTCGTAAGGTATAAGGTCACAAATTGTGACCTTATATTTTTTTTAAGAATACCATTTGACTATAACTTTTTATACCCTTATACTTTTTACATATAAACTTTTAATTTTAATTTTACATGGCGACAAATGTTTTAGACGCGGTTTTGGCTCAATATGAAAGTTCAAAACAAAGTGGTTCTTCTTCCACTTCAAAAATGTCACAAGAAGAAAGAATGAAAAAATATTTCGCAGCTCTTTTGAAAGAGAACGAAAAACAAGGACAAAAACGTGTTCGAATTTTACCAACAACAGACGGATCTTCACCCTTCAAAGAAGTATGGTTTCACGAAATTTCATTGGATGGAAAATGGCAAAAATTCTATGATCCAGGAAAAAATGACAATGAAAGATCACCTTTGAATGAGGTATATGAAGAACTTATGTCAACAGGAAAAGATTCTGATAAAGAATTGGCAAAACAATATAAGGCTCGCAAATTCTATATCGTTAAAGTTATTGACCGAGATAACGAACAAGATGGAGTTAAATTTTGGAGATTCAAACATAACTACAAACAAGAAGGAATCTTAGACAAAGTTATTCCAATTTGGAAAGCAAAAGGAGATATCACAGACCCAACAACAGGACGAGATCTAATTTTGGAACTAACCAAAGCCAAAACACCAAAAGGAGCATTTTACACAGTTATTCAAACTGTAATGTATGATGACCCATCACCAATTTCTAAAGATGAAGATCAATTAACAGAATGGGTTTCAGATGAAATGACATGGGAAGATGTTTATTCAAAAAAACCTGTTGAATATCTTGAAGCAATCGCAAGAGGAGAAACTCCACGTTGGGATTCTGAAAAAGGTGGATATGTTTATGCAAACGATGAAACCGCAGAATTTTCTATGGGAGGATCAAAATCCAAATCAATTAACGAAGTTGAAGATCCACAAGCAAACGATCAGGTTGACGAAGAATTACCATTCTAAAAAAAACCAAAGTATTATCAAAACACCGATTTACAATGTCGGTGTTTTTTTTTATCATTAAATTAAATAGAAAATTATGGCAATTAAGAAAAATGATTTTAGTTCATTAAAAAAGAAATTTTCCACATCAGCAAAATATAAACCACAAAGATTTTTTGATTTGGGTCAACCTTTTTTGGATGCTGTGGGACTTCCTGGTCCTGCTATGGGACATATAAATATGTTTTTGGGACATTCAGATACAGGAAAAACAACAGCACTTGTTAAAACTGCGGTTGACGCTCAAAAGAAAGGTATTCTTCCTGTGTTTATTATTACAGAACAAAAATGGAGTTTTGATCACGCAAAACTTATGGGTTTTGACTGTGAAGAAGTTGTCGACACCGAAACAGGTGAGTTAGAATGGGACGGGTTTTACATATTTAACAATAACTTCAATTACATCGAACAAATTACAGATTACATTAATGAATTATTAGATGCTCAAGAAAAGGGGGATTTGGATTATTCTTTATGTATTATGTGGGATTCAGTTGGATCTGTTCCTTGTAAAATGACTTACGAAGGTAAAGGAGGAAAGCAACATAATGCTAGCGTTTTAGCAGACAAAATCGGTATGGGAATCAATCAAAGAATTTCAGGATCACGTAAGTCTGACTCTAAATACGAAAATACTTTAATTATCGTAAATCAGCCTTGGGTGGAGTTGCCGGATAATCCTTTTGGACAACCCAAGATTAAAGCAAAGGGCGGTGAGGCAATTTGGTTAAACTCTTCATTGGTATTTTTATTTGGTAATCAAAAGGGTGCAGGAACAACAAAAATTACAGCAACAAAAGACAAAAGAACTGTAAAGTTCGCATCAAGAACAAAAGTGTCAGTTATGAAAAATCACATCAATGGACTTGGTTTTGAAGATGGGAAAATAATTGTAACACCACACGGTTTTTTACCTGGCAAGGAAGCGTCTGAAGAAAAAGCATCAATCGAACAATACAAGAAAGATTATGCTGAATATTGGAAAGAAATAATTGGAGTCGATGGTGACTTTGATTTGAAAGCAGAAAAAGAAGAAGTAGAGTAGTAATAATTTAAAAGACAAGAAGTGTCAAAAACGTTATTGGTTGACGGAAACAACCTATTAAAAATCGGATTTCACGGAGTAAGAGATTTCTTTAATAAAGGAGAACACGTTGGGGGTATTTGGCACTTTCTAAATACCCTAAAACGTTTCCTTGACGAGAATAACTATAACAAAGTAGTTGTGTTTTGGGATGGAGAAACAAGTTCATCACAAAGAAGATTATTATATCCAAAATACAAACTTAATCGTAAAACTAGTAACCCCGAAGATTTTAAAGAAGAATCGTTTTTAAAACAAAAACAAAGGGTTAAAGAATACCTTGAGGAAATGTTTGTTAGACAATTGGACGTTGAAAATTCAGAAGCCGATGATCTGATTGCTTATTATTGTCAGATTTCTGAAGACGAAAGTAAAACAATATTTTCGACAGATAGAGACCTTACACAACTTATTTCTAAAGATGTGACAATCTATTCACCAATAACAAAAAGGTATTATAAGAATGGAGATACGATTAAAATTGATCAAATAGAGATTCCCCACTATAATGTTAAAACATATAAAATATTAACTGGTGATAGTTCAGATAATATTGATGGTATTTTTTATCTTGGTGAAAAAACTTTTGTAAAATTATTTCCTGAAATACTTGAAAAGGAAATTAGTTTTACTGATATTTTAACAAAAGGTGAAGAATTATTAAAAGAACAGAAAGAAAATGTGGTTTTAAAAAATCTTTTAAGTGGAAAAACAAAAGAGGGAATATTTGGGGACGAGTTTTTTGTTATTAACGAAAAATTAGTTGACTTATCAAAGCCTTTGATTTCCGAAGAAGGAAAAGAGTTAGTTCGATCGTATTACTCTGAGTCGTTGGATCCAGACGGAAGGGGACACAGGAATTTAATTCGTATGATGATGGACGACGGATTCTTTAAATACTTACCAAAGGGTGACGACTCGTGGGTAAATTTTTTAAAACCATTTTTAAAACTATCAAGAAAAGAAAAAAGTAAGTTTAGAAACAAAAAGTAGAAACCAAAAAAACTATGAAAGAACAAGAAATAACAAAAGTAGAATTTTTGTTAATGTGTAATGAAAACATTGTTGTCCAAAGATTTTTTAATGTTAGAGGATTCAATAAAAACGCTCACAAATCAGAAAATTTTTATGATCATATTAATTCGTTGTGTAACGAACTACAATATGATTTAAAGATGAGATCTGTAAGTTATTTATTGACTAATCAATACGAGATTTTTGAAAATCCCGAAATCTTAAACACATCAATTACGGATGGTCCAGAAAAATTTAATTTAATTATTAAGGTTGGAGACCTGACAATTTGTCATAGGCAGTTTGATGCCAAAGTATACCCTCCGAAGGTAAGATACACCGTAGACCTACGCCCAAAGTTAAAAACGATAATGGCTGGTCTTACTGACATTTTTTCAGGTAAAAA